ATTTGAAAAGCATACTCATTACACTACTATTATCCAGCAGTTACATAATTTAACAAACGGTAAGGTAAATCAAAAGAATGAACAATCTCCCTCTTCCACCAAAAAAGACGAAGCCATTAAGCCCAGAGGAAGCCTCAACATTATTGAATAGATGGCGAAAAGATCCCAAGACATACATCGATGAGGTTTTGGGAATTGAGGCAATATGGAAATTACAAGCCGATGTATTAAATGTTTGCCCCATCGCTATCAAAGAGCATAAACCGATTTATATAGCCTCCGGGCAGTCCCTGGGCAAAGATTATATCTGCTCGGCAATTTCTTTGTGGTTTCTGCATTGTTATTGTCCGTCGATAGTTATCCAGACAGCTCCCACCGACCGCCAGGTCAAAAAAATAATGTGGGGCGAAACACTGGCACGATGGCATAACAAAAAGATAGATTTAGGCGGTCAAGCTTATACGAATCCTTATTTAGAAATAGTAAAAGATAATTGGTATCTTATCGGATTTACCACTAAAGAGACAGGTGCGAGTAAAGAAGGAGGCGGAGGTAAATTTCAAGGTTTCCATAAAGAGACAGGTGCGAGTAAAGAAGGAGGCGGAGGTAAATTTCAAGGTTTCCATTGTCTTTCAGAAGATACAGAGATTTTGACAAAAAGGGGATTTAAGACGATTGACGAGATAGATTTAAATGATTTTGTTTTATCTCCAAAGATAGGGGAGACAAAAGCAGAATGGAGACCAATACAAGCTATACATAAATATCCTTATGAGGGGAAATTAAATGTTATAGATAATAAGAGTATAAGTTTTGCAGTAACAGATGAACATAGATTTCCTTCAAAGTATGGGTTAACTTGCAAAAAGTGGGAACTTAAAAAATTTTCCGAACTAAAAAAACAATTTGTTATTCAAAAGAAAATATCTTGGACAGGTAGGAAATTTAGAGTGCCTAAAGAATTTCAAGAGTTATCTGTTAATGAATTTGCTGAGTTTATAGGTTTTTGGACAGGAGATGGAGGAACAAGACAACATCATAAGACTAAACGATTTTATGAAGTTATCTTTTATCAAAAAAAAGAAACTAACTTTGATTATCTTAAGGGTCTTTTAAGACATTACAAGTGGAGCAAAGGCAAAGATTATTTTTGCATCAGCAATAGAAAAATGTGTGAATGGTTGCTGAATAATATAGGCAGATATGGCAAAGACAGGATAATCCCTCGTTTCATATTAGATGCCACTCCCGAAATAATAGAAAGATACCTTGAAGGTTTGTGGAAAGCAGAAGGAAGCTATATAAATGATGAAAAGAAACAAATATACAATACTTCTAAAAGGCTTATGGATGGGGTTCAGGAGTTACTTTTGAAGCTGGGAAAACCTGCCAAATTATCAATAAATCATCAAGGTAATGAGCTACATAATACTTGTTATTGCATTAGTTATACTTCATTAAAAGATAATACCACTATCAAAAAAAAAGAAGTCAAGAAAATAGATTATTTTGGTAGAGTATGGTGTATATCTACAGAAAATCAAACATTTATAGCCAGAAGAAATGGAAAATGTTTTGTCAGTGGCAACAGTCCTAATTTATGCGTAATAGCCAGCGAGGCTCAGGCAATAGAGGATAATATTTATGACCAGATAGATGCAATTACCACCAGCGAGAATATCCTTACTATTTATATAGGCAATCCAGATAATATAGTTTTCAATTTTTCCTGCCTTGATAATCCAAATTATAAACAACGCAGAACCGTAATTCCCGGACTTGCCAGCTATGAATGGGTTGAAGATAAACGTAAACGCTGGGGCGAAGATGACCCACGCTGGATAGGCAGAGTATTAGGGCAGATACCGGAGCAGGCAATAAATAAAGTTTTTTCAGAATGGCTTATCCGGCACATGTGTGCAAGGAAAGATTTATTGGCTTTCAGCGGATTAAATGCCGGTGTGGCTGTAGATGCGGCAGCAGAAGGAATAGATGACAATGTTTTTATCTCCGGTAAGAACGGCGATATTTTAAACGTTTATACGAAAACTTTGATGTCTCCCACCGAAATAGCACATCAGGCAGTTAAGATGTGCAAAGAAATAGACGGAAATTTTATCATTTTGGACTGCGACGGCGTAGGAATCGGACCTTATCAGGAATTGAAGAAAATGGATGATAGCTTTTTGCAGGGCATAAAAATAGTTAAATTCCACGGTTCTGCCAAAAGCGAAGTAACCGAAAAAGATAGAATTATTTATGAGAATATGCGGGCTGAAGCCGCATTTGTAACTCAGGCAAGGGCAAAAGCAGGTAAAGCAAGCTTGGATATCAACGACGCCGAATTATTAGAAGATTTAGGCGAAGAGGAATATTTTACCAACAAACGAGGTTTATTGCAGATTGAACCCAAAGAAGATATTAAGGAGCGCTTAAAACGTTCTCCGGGTAAAGGCGATGCCTACAAAATGCTGCAATGGGCTTTTGAAAAAAACTTTAAAAAGCGTATTTATTTTGCCAATACTTTTCCGCGGAGAAAACAGGAACAGGCAATAACCGAATACGCAATACTTGATTACTAAAAAAACGAGGTGAAAAATGGCGACTATAGCGGCTCATCCTTTTATTTCTGCGTTTGTGGCTGCTTCTACGGCTGCGGCAGGAGCCCAAGCTTATCAGGCAGGAAAAGTTAAAAAATCCCCTTCTATTCCCACTATTCTTACGCCTTCACCGACAGAAATCAAAGAGGAAGAAGTCAAAGAAAAGGAAAAAACAAGAATACGCAGAGGGGCAGTCCAATCAACGATTCTTACCAGCGCCCGGGGAATATTAGAACCTGCAACCGTAAAGCGCAAAGTTCTTTTAGGGGAATAACCTATGAATATAGAAAATCTAATCAGATTGTTTGAGAGATTAAAAAGTGCCCGTGCTACTCATGAAAGCCATTGGCAGGAAATAACCGATTATTTTCTGCCGACAAAGGCTACTATTACCAAGCAAAGAACTCCTGGGCAAAAACTGCGCATAGATAAATATGATTCTACACCTGTGGATAGTCTGCAGGTATTTGCCGCCGGATTGCATAGTTATCTTACTAATCCGGCCTCTCGCTGGTTTAATCTCGGCATAAGAGAAAAAGAATTAGCTCAGATTAAGGAAGTCAAGGATTTTTTAGCTGTCTGTCAGGAGGAATTATTTCGGGCTATCAACAACTCCAATTTTAACCAGCAGATACACGAAGGATATATTGACTTCGGCAGTTTCGGAACAAGCTGTATTTATGAGGAAGAGGATTTATTTGATGATATAAGATTTTTTGCCCGCCCCCCGGCTGAAATATTTATTATGGAAAATGCCCGGGAAGAAATAGATATGCTTTATCGCTACTGCTCTTATACCGCAAGGCAGGCTTACGAAAAATGGGGCGGCAATGCAGGCGAGAAAGTATTGGCGGCTATCGAAAGTAATAAATATGACGAAAACTTTGATTTTCTGCATTTGGTTATGCCCAGATACGAAAGGATAGCCGGAAAATTAGACAGTCTGAATAAGCCTTTTGCCTCTTTATATATCGAAATATCGCAGAAAAAACTTGTATCTCAAAGCGGATATGATGAATTTCCGTTTTTTGTGGCGCGGAATTTAAAATTATCCGGTGAGCCCTGGGGATATTCGCAGTGCATGATAGCCCTGCCTGACGCCAAGACTTTAAATGCTATGACAAAAACCCTGCTTAAAGGAGCGCAGAAACAGGTTGACCCGCCTATCGTTGTGCCTAATGACGGTTATTTGCTGCCTTTCCGCATTACTCCCGGAGCCGTGAATATAAAATCCGAGGACACAAAGGAAAAGATTGATGTGCTTAATTTCGGCGGCAATCTTCCTATCGGACTTGAAATGCAAGAAATTTATCGCACCCAAATCAGGCGGGCTTTGTTTGTAGATTTATTCTTATTCTTTGCTACCCTGCAGAGAGACCCGCAGAAGATGACGGCCACGGAAGTAAGAGAGCGCATAAACGAGAAAATGCTTATATTAGGTCCTATTTTAGGCAGGTTGATGAATGAACTTTTAGATCCGCTCATCCACAGGACGTTTAATATCCTTATGCGCAACGGTAAACTGCCGGAGACGCCGGAGATATTGATAGGCAAAGAATATAAAATCGAATATATCTCGCCATTGGCAAAGGCTCAGAAACTATCCGACGCACAAAGCATCAACGATTTTCTTCTGACATTAAAGGGTATGGCGGAAATCAATCCGGAAGTGATAGATAATCTTAACTTTGATAAAACAGCTCAGGAATTAAGCGAAATTTATAACGTCAATCCGGAAATTTTAAGAAGCGACGATGAAGTGCAGGCAATAAGAGAACAGAGATTGCAGGCTCAGCAGGCAATGCAGCAGATGGAAATGTTGAAGGCAGGAGCAGGGGCAGCGGTAGATTTATCCCAAGCAGATAAAAACCTAAAAGAGGAGGTGAAGAAATAAGTGACCGATGAAGCGACAGAAAAACAATTAGAGAAAATCAGGCAATTAAAAAAGGCGTATATCGAAACATTCAACACAGGTGCAGGACCGAGCGTTTTTAAAGATTTGGCACGCAAGGGATATTTGAACAAAACGACATTTTCCAAAAGCGCAGAGGAAATGGCTTTTAGAGAAGGTCAAAGGTCGATGGTGCTGCATATTCAGAATATGCAGAAAATTGATATTGAGGCAACTAAACAGACATTGGAAAAACAAAAGGAGATTGAAAATGAATAAATACGATAAAATCAATCCGATAAGGACAATTGATTCCGTAATGAAGTTTTTATTGAAACCGCTATTAAATAACAGAGGCGAAATTGATGCCGGTAGCGATGATGGCGGCGGAAATGGCGGTGATGGCGGTGATGGCGGTGATAGCTGGCGGACAAATTTACCGCCTGAAATAAAAGACCATCCGTCTTTGCAGAGTTTTAAGACTCCTGCCGATGTTGCCAAAAGCTGGGTAGAAGCGCAGAAACTGATAGGTGCGGATAAGATAATTATGCCCTCAAAAGACGCAAACGACGAGGAATGGAACGAAAGGGTTTTTAATAGATTAGGCAGACCTAAAACACCGGACGAATATACCCTGCCTACCGATTTGGAAATACCGAAAGAATTGCCGCTTGATGAAAACCTAATGAAAGGCTTTAAAAATATAGCCCATAAAATGGGTTTACTGCCCCGGCAGGTCAATGAGGTTTACCGCTGGTATATGGGCAATTTAATAACACAGTTTAATGAATCTAATAAAAAATTAAAAGAGGCTATGTCGGAATCGGAAACAAAATTAAGAACCGAATGGGGCGCAGCCTATGATCAGAATGTTAATTTAGCCCGCAAGGTGCTTAATAAATTCGGAACGCCGGAAGTGGTTGAAAATCTTATCGGCGGAAAAGGCAATGACCCGGCGCTGATAAAGATGTTGGCTGAAATAGGCAAAGTATTAAGCGAGGATCAGCTGGCAGGTAAGCCGAAAACTTTAACCATGACGCCCGATGAGGCAGCAGCCGAAGTCAGCAAGATTAATAACGATAAAAATCATCCTTATTGGATAGCAGATCATCCGGAGCACAAAGCCGCAGTCGATAAAATGAACGCCTTAATGGCTATGGTGCATCCGGCATAAGTAAATTAAACAATTAGAGGATAAGGCCGTAAGCCCCTGATAATTGTTTTACAAAGGACAATTCGCTTAAATAAAAAAAGCGAATCCAAGAAGTAAGATTGGCCCCGGTAACGGATAAGCTAAATCGAATCAAATTTATTTAGTTTTATTTAAAACAGGAGGCTAATCATGGGTGATATATCCACTGCTTTTGTAAAGCAATTTAGCAACAACATTATGCTTTTGAGTCAGCAGAAAGGCTCAAAACTGCGTAATGCGGTATTGACGAAGAACGGCATCGTCGGCGAAGATTGGTATATAGACCAATTGGATGCCTCGACTGCCAGAACGAAAAGCACACGTAACTCTGATGTGGAATATTCCAACAGCGATTATCAGAGACGCAAACTTTCGCCGGTTACTCTTTACGATGCGAAGCTTATCGATAAAGAGGATAAGGTGAAAATGCTGGCAGATCCTACCAGCCCAGAGGCATTAAGTATTGCTTATGCTATCGGCCGGGGAATCGATGACCAGATAATCACCGCAGCCTTTGGAACAGCCTATACCGGCAAAGACGGCACCGGAACCGAAAGTTTCAGCTCTGATAATGTCGTAGCTGTCGGCGGTGCAGGTTTGACAGTCAACAAGCTTCTCGATGCTAAAAAAATACTCGACAACTATGATGTTGATCCCGATGAACCCCGTTTTATCGCAATTACCGGCACGCAGTTGCAGGATTTACTGAAAACTACAGAAGTTAAATCGGCCGATTACAACACCGTTAAAGCATTGGTGCAGGGTCAGGTTGATACTTTCTGCGGTTTCAAGTTTATCCTTGTTTCTACTTCTTTGCTTGATACCGATACTAACGGTTATCGCCGAGTTATCGTTTGGGCAAAAAACGGACTTGGAGCCGGTTTTGCCAACGAGATGAATAACAGAATCGATGTTCTGCCGGCAAAACACTATGCAACTCAGGTTTATGCCTCTGTGGATATCGGCGCGACTCGGGTAGATATGGATAAAGTTGTAGAAATAAAATGTTCGGAAGCATAGAAAATTAAAAATAAATGATTTAGATTTCAAGGGAGGTTAATTATGGCTACTGCTTATGGAGCAAACAAAACTAAGGCCTTGACGCCGACCGGCGCAAATATTCTTGAACCCGGTCAGCTCGGCGGAAAAGTCAGAGTAATGACTGATACTTATGAGGCCTCGTCATTAGCGGCAGGTTCGACTATCTATATGGGCAACACTTTGCCGGTAGGGGCAAGGATATTAAACGTTATTCTTGCTTTTGACGCTTTGGGCAGCGCAACTATTTCTGTCGGCGATTCTACTACCACCGATAGATATATTGCGGCAACAGACGTTTCCTCAGCGGGTATGGTAGATATGGCCGAAGGCAGTAAAATAGACGGTTTGCTGTATGAGATAACTTCTACGACCAGAGATATCATTCTTACTACAGCATCCGCGGCTATTACCGGCACCGTGCATTTGATAGTGTTTTATACCGCAGAATAAAGTTAATCGGGAGAGACTTTAAATTAGTCTCTCCCCTTACTTTGTATCTTGTGAGGTCATTATGCCAAAAGCATTTGAAAACTGTGTATCCGGCGGAGGCCGAGTCAGAACCGTGACAGGACCGAATAAACTGCTCGGTCTGAAAAAAGGTCAATACCGCCATATCTGCTTCTTGAAAGGCAAAAGCTTTCTCGGAGAAGTTAAAACCAAACAAAAGGAGAGTTAATTATGAATAAGTTTAAAAGATTGCTTTTAGCGCTGATATTGGTGATTTTTATGATCGCACCTTGTTTTGCTCAGGCTCGTTATGGCTTGACGGTTACTCCGGTTGCAACCGATACTGCAAGCGCATTGGGAGCCGGAACCTGGGTATATGGGATTGGTATTTATGCCTCAAGCGCAGCTGCTGCCATAGGCATTTATGATACTGCTACTCTTGGCGCGGCAAGCAATACCAATGTAAAAGGCGAAGCAGGTCAAGCGACTCAGTATGTATCGACTACCGTATGGTTTGAAAAACCCATATATTTTTCTACTGCGGTTACGGCAATAGTCAACAACGGCGTAGGATTTATTTACAGCGGTCCGGAGCCTAATTAAAATTAAAAAAATCGGAGCGAGGAATATAATGAATGAATGAAAAAAGACTGTTTGATACAGCTCTAAAAGCATTCCTATTCCTTTCTCCGATTTTCTTTTTTAAAGATTTTAGGCTAAGTTTCGCGCAAGGATTATTTTTTGTTTTTGCGTCTTTTGTATTATTCGCTATAGCCTTGACTATAATTCCAAAGCGGCAATTTCAATCAGGTTGGCTTGGTTTGATTCTGCTTTGGGCGTTCATTGATATATTTGCCACTTATAACCCTAATCCGGCAGCGGTATGGTTTAATTTCTGGCTTGCCTGTGCAGGATTTATCTATATCTTTGCAGGTATGCTGTTATTTTATACAATCTATTGTTATGCAGATAGACCGGAGATATATATAAAACCGATTTTGGCTGTGTGTATTTTGAACTTGATTTTAACTATAGCGCAGATAACCGGCCATGATTTTATGTATAAATATGCACCAAGTATATGCGGGTTTATGGGGATAAGCTCACAACTAGGTCAGTATTCGGCTTTAAGTCTGCCTATTGTATTTTTTATAAACCCTTGGCTGACTTTGATACCGATAATCACTTTGGCTTGTGCTAAATCAATCAGCGCTATTTTGGCCGGTTTTGCCGGAATGATATTTTTGACCTGGAAACGACAGATTAAAGTCGGCATAGTCATCACAATAGGGCTTATTTTGGCCATAATGGGCGTTTTAAGGCACGATTATGTGTTAAATAAGTGGAAATGCAGGCCGATAGTCTGGGAGCGTGTATTAAGGCTTTCTATGGAAAAACCGTATTTAGGGCACGGATACAGAAGTTTTAATAATGCCGATATAGGCATTGGCTATACGGATTTTACCAGAGTTCATAATGATTGGCTGCATACGGCAGAAGAGCTAGGCTGGCCGATGGTAATATTTGCAGGGGGATTTTTGATAAACCTCTGGCGTAAATTCAGGGCAAAGCAAAATAAAGATAAATTTACCTATTTTTTAACTGCCTCAATATTGATAATTCTGGTTAATTGTTCGGGGCAAACACTTTTGAGATATGCGAATATTGCGGGAACTTTTATTGTATTATTAAGTTTTTTAATGATTAAACTTAACGAGGTGTAAAATGCCGAGTAGCGCAACGCAGACAAGTATATGCAATTTAGCCTTGCGGGCAGTAGGGGCGGCAAGGATAACGTCTATAAACGACAGCGTAGAGTCAGCCCGGGTTTTAAACGATGTATATACTTTAATTCGGGAAGAGGTCCTTTCCGCACATCCTTGGAATTTCGCTTTAAGGCGGGCTTCTCTTACCCAATTGGATGAGACGCCTGAATTTGACTATGACTATGCCTATCAGCTTCCTACCGGCTGTTTAAGGGTAATCAAGATGTCGGTAGATAACGCTGAATTTAAAATAGAGGAAGATAAACTATTGACCGATGAAACCTCGGCCAAAATCCTTTATATTACCAATGTTACTTCTTCGGCGGATTTCAGCCCGGCTTTTGTTAGCGCATTTGCGGCAAGACTGGCGGCTGAGATAGCTTATCCTTTAACTAATTCCCAAACATTGGCGGATAGTAAATATTCGGAATATCTTAAAAAATTAAAAACAGCCAAGAGCATCGACGGTCAAGAAGGCAGCAAAGAACCGATTGAAGATATTAGCTGGATTGACGACAGAAAATAAATTATGCCAAGAACTACGATTATTCATACTACATTTTCAAGAGGAGAACTATCTCCTTATTTAGACGGCCGCATTGATATCGAAGCTTATTTCAATGGCGCTAAAACCGTTGAAAACTTTTTTATTTTACCTTACGGCGGTTTAATGCGTCGGCCAGGCACTTATTACGTGGCTGAGGTTAAGGATAGTTCCAAAGCCACGCGCCTTATTTCTTTTCAATTCTCCACTACACAATCCTATATTATAGAAATCGGCCACCAATATATGCGTTTTTACAAAGACCGGGGGCAGATCATAGACGGCGGCGATCCTTATGAGATAGCTACTTCTTATGATGAATCGGATATTTTCGATTTACAGTTCGTTCAGGATAAAGATACGATGTGGATTGTCCATCCTTCGTATAAGCCGCAGAAACTTACCCGCACCGGCCATACCAGTTGGACATTAAGCAATTATACTCCTACCGCCGATCCGTTTACCGGTTCAGATGACTATCCTTCCTGCGTTACCATTTTTGAACAAAGATTGATTTTTGCCAACAGCAATAATGATCCGCAGAAAATATGGACTACCAAATCAGGCGATTATGATGATATGACTACCGGTTCAAATGACGATGATGCAATGACTTATATTTTGGGTTCGCAGCAAGTTCATGCGATACGCTGGCTGGCCTCCGGAAAACTTATTTTAATAGGCACATTAGGCGGCGTATTCAGCCTTAGTTCAGGCAATAATCAGGATCCGCTTACTCCGACTAATGTTACAGTGAAATTAGAAAGCGCTTATGGAGCGATAGGCAAAATGCCCAAAAAGATAGGCAATCTCCTTTATTATCTGCAAAGAAATGCAAAGATACTGCGTGAAATAGGCTATTCTTATGAGATAGATGAATATCAGGCCAATGAGGCAAGTATTTTATCAGAGCATATTACCGGCGACGGCATAGTGGATATGGATTATCAGCAGGCACCTTTTAATATGCTGTGGCTTGTGCGGTCTGACGGAGAAATTGCTACCATGACCGTGCAGTTAGAACAAAAAGTCAAGGGCTGGGCTAGACAGATAACAGAAGGCGATTTTGAAAGCGTGGCAGTTATTCCCGGCGACAGCTCGGATGACGAAGTATGGTTTATAGTGAAAAGATACATTGACGGCTCTTATGTCCGTTATGTGGAATATTTAAAGCCCATAACTTTTGATGAGCAGGAAGATGCGTATTTTGTTGATTGCGGTCTTACGCTGGATAATCCGATAACCATCTCCGGCGCAACAACCGCCAATCCTGTAGTAATTACCGCCACCAGCCACGGATTATCTGACGGCGATACAATCACCATAAGAAATATAATAGGAATGACGGAATTAAACGGCGGAGTATATAAAGTCGCCAATAAAACCGATGATACTTTTGAATTACAGGATACTGACGGAAATGATATCGACGGCACTGGTTACACGACTTATATTTCAGACGGAGAGGCGAGAAAAAGGGTAATTTCGATATCCGGATTAGACCATTTAGAAGGCGAAAGCGTCTCGATCTTAGGCGATGGAGCTGTTAATCCCGAAGAAACGGTATCCAGCGGAGAAATAACTATTGATAACGCGTCAGGCGAAGTTCATGCAGGATTGCAATATATATCAACTCTGCAGACCATGCGCATTGAAATAGGCACAGAACAGGGCACGGCACAGAGCAAACTTAAAAAACTCAGCAAAGTAGTCATAAGATTATTTGAAAGCGTAGGTTGCAAAATAGGCGATGAAAACAGTCAGGATACAGTAATGTTTCGTTCCACCGATGACGAAACAGATGAGATGATACCTCTTTTTACGGGAGACAAGACAATACCTTTCAGGGGCGATTGGGGCAAAGATACTTTTGTAGTAGTTAAACAGGAGGATCCCCTGCCTCTTAATATACTGGCTTTAATAAATTACATAACGGTAGAACATGGCTGATTTCCGGGTAATTTCATTTAGAAAGGAATTATTAGATAAATTTCAATATAACGGAACGGAAGTCAATTTATTCGGCAGGCAGATTTTGCCGACTGTGGAATACTATGCGAAATTGGGTAAGGTATATTGCGGAATTGCTGAAGGTAAAACTGTCGTTATAGGCGGCATATTTCCGATGTGGAAAGGAGTAGGAAGCGCCTTTTTATTCGTTAATCAAGAGGCTAAAAATTATAAAATCGGTTTATTCAAGGCACTGTTAAAGTATATAAATAAACTTATAAAAAAATATAAAATTAAGACATTGATAGCCGAATGTTTTGATGATAATCCGCAGGCGCACAATTTATTAAAACATCTCGGATTTAATAAAACCAAAGAAATTAAAATATCTGTTTATTTTAAAGGAGCAAATTTATGAGCGGATTGGCAGGAACATTCCTAACTGCTTATTCTCAAATTCAGGCAGGACGGGCGCAAGCTTCAATCGAAGAGGCTAATGCCGCACTAGCTTCCCTGCAGGCAAGACAAATCAGGGAAACCGGAGTTTACAAGGAAAGACAATTAAGGCGCGAAAAAGCAAAAATGTTAGGCAGGCAAAAAGCCTTATATGCAAAAGCAGGCATTGTTCTCAGCGAGGGTTCGCCTTTAGAGGTTATGGCGGATACAGCTACGGAATACGAAATGGATATATCTGCTATACGTTACAATACCGCAATTGAAACAGCAAGGCTTGGTTACGAAAGCGCTTTTCGCCGTAGGCAGGCTGAAAGCTATAAAAGATTGGCTTATTTACGGGCTGCAAGCACGATATTGACAAGCGCTTATGATCTTAGCAGCAAAGTATATGGAAAGTCGTAATGAACGGAACGCAAAATAAAAAATTTCGCAGGGCAGTTAGGAAATTATGGAAAGAGAAATTTACCGAAACCATAAACAATATGAAATTTATGCAGAGATTAAATTTAGCGTGGAAAATAATTTTAAAGGACTTTTGATATGCCGAAAATACCAACCTACACAAGACAAATAGGTTTAACCAAAGAAGTCCCGGGCGTAAAAATGCCTGCCGCTGCCGGAGGCATAGAAGCAAAGGGCATAGGCGAATTAGGACAGGCTATTACGCAGATAGGGCAGAGAATCCGCAAAGCACGCATTGACGAACAGGAAATAAAAGGAGTTTTGCAGGGCAAAAAAAGATTTGATGAAATATTGATTAATGCTACCGAAAATCCCGATATTGCCTTTAACGAAGAATTGCATTATCAGGAATTGCAAAAGGCAAAAGAAGAAGCGGTTAATTCAGCCAGCGAACCAGAAGCAAAAAAGAGGATCGGATTAAGACTTGATTTTGATTTGCAGAACGCCCAGCTGAAAATTAAAAGATTCAGTTATCGAAAATTGATAGAGCAAAAATTAAACAGTCTGGCCGAGTTCAAGGCAGACGCTATTAAACGCTGGACAGCAGAAGAAAACCCAAAACAAAAGCAGATTATTTTAGCCGAGCTTATTGCAGAATTTAGGAAGAATTACGAGAATAAAGTATTAAGCTATAATGATTATATAAGGAATGTCAGAGAAATAAAAGAAAAACTTCCGGAATATCAGGCGGAATGGGATATATACCAAAAGGACCCTGTTTTTACGTTAAATGAACTTCAGAAAGGCGAACAGGGGATTTATAAAGGATTACCGCAGGATAAAAGATTGGATTTAATAGAAATGGCAAAAAAACAGATAAATAAAATCAGGGAAGAAGAAAGAAAATTGCGTATTCAGGTTCAAAATATAAAAGAAAACGAATTGTTAAAAATGAAGATAGACGGGACGCTTACCGAAGATATAATTAGGCAATATCTTGCTGAGGATAACGGAATAAGACCGCAGTTTGCGGACAGGCTGATTACTTCCCTGCGGAAGTTAAATAAAGTCAGCAAAGACAAAACTTTTATTAAACTGGCTAAAGATATGCTTAAGGGCGAAAAGACTATCGAGGAAATAAGATTGGCGTTGATAGCCGAAAACGCCCTGGAAAATTTATCTGATGAGGATTTTGCGATATTACATACTTTTAATGAGAATATAACAAAAGATGTAGTTGAAAAAATGATGCCTAAAAAGACATTTCTGCAAAGAATTTCTATTTGGACAGATGAATACGCAGGAAAAAGAGAGGAAATAACGGTCTTATTATTTAAAGAATATATGAAAAAAATTAATGCAGGCGAAGAACCGGCTGCAGCCATAGAAAGCGTTATAAAAATAGGACAACATTTGATAGGGGCGGATATAACTAAATATAAAATAGGCGATAATATTGTTACGCCTTTAGGCATAGCGGTAATCACAGGATTTAATGAGGCAGGGAAGGCTATCGTAACTATTAAGGGTGAATAATGCCTAAGACTATGCTATTAGAAGAAGCTTTAACGACTATCCCAAAAGAGAAACCTAAAGAATTTCTTTTGGCAGATATTATGAAACTAGACAGCCCGGAAATTGAAAAGGCTAAAAAAAGGGGCTTTGGCGATTCGGTTAAATATTTGTTAGGCGAAGGTATTATAAAACCCGTGGCCAGGGCAGTGGAAACGATTCCCGCGCAAGCCGAAAGGATATTGCAGGCAGGTTTGGATAATGTGCGTGAGATAGCCAAAAGGCAATTAGCGGAGGATGGTGTTGTTTTCGGTATTTCGGAAGCGGATTATTTGAATAGAACAGAAGAACAAAAAAGACGCATAGCTTTAAATACTAAAATCGTTGAGAATATGGACAGAGCCCTTGAAACAAGCAAAAGATTAGAGCGTAACTGGATTGAGATGGCCTATACAGGCTGGGAGGCCGAAGATATCGAGCTAAGCAGAAAATCCGCTGTGCCGTTTACCAAAGATTATTCGTTTATCAAGATGATGGCGTTAGGAACGCAGGCTGTTCCTATGCTTGGACTCGCGGCCGCTGTAACCTATGCCACTAAATCGCCGGTTGCAGGTGCGTCGGTAATAGGTCTGGCCGAAGCCGCAGAAGAATTTGCAATTATAAGAGAAAAAGGAAAGGGAATAGGTCAGGCGAATTTAGTTTTTGCAGTTGATACAATAATGCTTTCGGCATTAGAAACTATTCCTTTAACCTCTTTTATGAAAGGCGGCAAACTGCCCTTAAGAATGTTCAGGGGAGCTATTCAGGAAGGCAGCGAGGAAGTTTTACAGGGATTATGGCGTGATAGCATTGCCAAATTAGGATATGACGAAACGAGAAAATTGACGGAAGGATTGATTGAGGAATTTCTTGCGGGCTTTATAAGCGGAGGAACAATCGGGGCTTTTTCTCCCGGTGTGCCCGAAATAATAAAAAGGGCAAAGGCAGAAGGCATAGATATCGATAAAATGAGAGAAGCTATAGCCGAACAGGTTATAAATAACGCCGATGAGATAACGGAAAATTTTCTGGAAAAAGTCTCTAAAAAGCCTGAACCCGAAGTTAAGCCGACTATTGAAATCCCTGAATTTAAATCTACTGCCGAAGCGCTTGCCTATGGAGAAAGCATAAAAGAACAGCCGGAGATAATAGAAGCTCTTAAAAAAGAATTGGCTGAAGTGGAAACAAAATCAGCAGAACTCAGGGCAATTCCTGAAGAGAAAAGAACTGATGCGCAAATTCAGGAAGGTTTTAATTTAGGTCAAAGAAGGACTTTTTTACGAGAGGCATTGGAAGGGGCAGGAATTAAAATTGAGGCAGCAGAAATCAAACCTATTAAAAAACCGACGATTGCTAAGGAAGAGATAACCAAACCCGAAAAAATTAAGCCTGACCTTACCGGCATTACACCTTTACAAAAACAAATTCAGGCCTTAAAAGAACGCGAGGCAATCGTAGCAGAGGCAGAATTTGCCCTCGAAGAGATTGACAAAATTCGTAAATATTTCAAAAACCGCATTAGCCGATATAAAGACGTATATTTAAAGGAAGAACTTACAGGCATACCGAAATATTATATTACTACTAAAGAAGGCGGAATAAAGCCCGATGAAGTATTGGAGGAATTGCGGACACAGTTTAATATCGATTTGCGCGGCGAAACAGAATTAAAAGAATATTTTCGGAACTTGGAAGAACAACGAAAATCTTTGCTGGCCGAGATAGAAGAGGCTAAACCTAAACTTATTGTTAAACGCGAAACTACTCTTTTAAAGGAAAGAATAAAGGCAACCGAACAGGGATTACGTGAGGGCAAAATTCAGACAAAGAAAGAGATTAAGGCTGTGCAGACTGAAATTATAAAACTGCTTGAGGCGTCAGAACTTGAGGCAAAGGATATAGCTAAATTCCGCAGAACAATCAAAAATGTTCAAACTCGGGCTGACTTATCTAAAAGAAATAAACAAACTGGCAAGACTGTTTTAGAGGAAATAAAAGAGCGAATCAGACAACTCGAAGAATCAGCGCAACGCAGAATTATTATAGAAAATATTAAAAGCGAAACCCAGAAATCCAAACTCAAAAAATTAAGACCGGAATTTCAGAAGCCTATTTTAAATTTAATTGAAAGTATAGATATTGACCCTCGTTCAGAAAAGAAAATTAAGAGCCTGCAGGCGACACTGGAATTTTTAGAAGAAAATCCTGACAATCAGATACCGCAAAAGCGCCTCAATGAACTTAAAAGGCTGAACCAAAAGCCTATCAAGGATTTGACTACGGAAGAATTGCAGCATCTGCACAATTGCATAAATCACTTTATCAAATTGAACGATTTAAAAAACAAAATTATCGTAAGAAAAAAGATAAAAGAGATTAACGAGATTGTTTATCAGGCAGTTAAAAACTTAAATACCCGGCACGAACAACTGAACGGTTCGCTTGACGGTCTTGACTCAATGCAGGAGGAAAAAGAAAGGTCCTTCTGGCAGAAGATATTCGGGGTTGATTCCCTTGGCGCAGAAGATAAATGTATGATTTTAGACGGACAAGATAAGGGAGTTATCTTTCAGGTAATATACGAAGGGATTGATAAAGGAGTAAATGAGCAGCTTAAGGCGGAGCATACCGCAGAAGATTTTTTTAAGGAAAGATTTAAAGGGATAAATATAAAGAATTGGAGCAGGGCTTATCAGAAAAAGGAAACTGATATTGAAAAAGTCAGAATAAAGATTAGCGGAGATAGAACCCTTACCATGACAAAAGCCGAAAGGGTAGCCTTTATTCTGCATTCCCGGAATATGAAAAACCTGAAGCATTTGGAAAAAGGCGGTTTTGCCTTTGAAAAGACGCCTTCAAAGATGAATAAGCTGAGCCCTGAAGATATCGATATTATCGTTAATAGCGCAACTGCGCAGGAATTTAGCGTAGCTGATTCCATTGGCGAATATTTAGATACAATTCAAAAGGAAGCAATTAACAAAGTATCTGTCTACCTGGATGGCTTTGAGATAGCGATTGAGCCTGATTATTGGCATGCCAGAACAAATTATCTGGATAGAATTAAAGAAACGATTATCAAAAAGGGCAATTACACTCAAAAGACATTGGAAGGACTAGGGATTTTTAAAGAGAGGCAGGACGCTTCTAATGCGCTTATCTTAGAGGATGCTTTTATCGCACTTTATAAAAGCATAAAACAATCCGCTGCTTATATCGGACTTGCCGCACCTTTACGCAGCGCTAAAACGCTTTTAAACAACAATGATTTTTTAATTGCTGCAATAAATGCCGGACAAAAACATTATATAGATTCGCTTAAAGCTTATATAAGCCGGATAGAAGGCGAATCTATTAGATTGGAAAATCTTGATAAATTGACGACTGAATGGATTAATAAATTAGATACCGCCATTTTAGGTATTAATCCTTTTGTGGCATCAAAACAGCGGATATCTTGGTTTCTGGCCGGGACAGAGATGCCCTGGAAAATACTGCGTAAACATCCGCCTAAAAAGCCTACGGCAGAAGAAATCACGGAAATGCGTAAATGGCATCCTCAGCTGAGAGACAGATTAGATGGAAATGTAACCCGGGAATTAGGAGAAGTAGCGCAGGTAGGCAGAGTAAGGAAATTTTTTACCGGAGAGGAATCAAGTTTAAGACTGCAGTCTATAAGGGATAACGATACGATGGTTATTACTGCTATCTGGAACGCAGTCAAAGAGGAAATCAGCACAACTCGGCCTAATTTGAAAGGGGATGCCTTTTTTGAAGCGACAGCCGAAAGAGCATGGGAAGTCATAAGAAGGACTCAGCCTACTTTTCATATCAAAGACCGCTCTACTATCGGAATGAGCCGATCTTTGCTTTGGAGATTAATGACTAAATACTCCTCTCAGAGAAATAAAAATTGGAGAATAATCAGAAGAGCATTTGAAAAGTATAACTGGAGTGCTAAAACCGCCAGAGATAAGGCTGATTTAATGGGGAAGCTGTTTACGGTAACGGTAGTTAATTCTTTATGTATAATGTTAATAAATATGATTAGAGGAATGTTATTCAAAAAGAAGGATGATGAATTTAAAAAGAAGATATTCAAACAGGCGATTATTGATTTTTTCATAACCCCTTTAAGCAATATTTATTTCTTGGGCGATTTCGCTACCGCCTTAATCAGCCAGATAGACAAAGGAACTTTTGCGGGATTTCAAATAGAAAATCCCTTATCCTCGACTATTAACGAAATAGTGAATACTTTGGCGAACGGAAACCGGGCTATCATTCAGGCTATTACCGGCGAAAAATATAAATCCGGTGAGAAAAAAGGCGAAGAGAAATGGCGCACATCATTGGCAGGATTCGCACGAGGAGCTTTTGATATTACCGGCAGGATAATCGGCGTTAATTTGGCAAATATCAGAAAATTTTTCAGCATACCATTTACTTTTAATAAAAAGAAAAAACGAGGGCGTTACAGATAATAAGAGGTGAGATATGCCCATTACGAGCAGTTTGAATAAAAGGGTTTATGCAGGGGATGATTCCTCAACCGAATTTTCATTTCCTTATAAATTTTTTGAGACTTCAGATTTAGTGGTTACTAAATATACTATTGCCGATGGCACAGAGGAAACTCTGACCGAAGGCGCCGGATCTGATTATACGGTATCCGGCACGCTTGACGATGACGGCAATACTACCTATGAGAACGGCGGAACGGTAACTTTAGCCTCGGCCTTGGGAAGTGAATATAAACTGATTATAGAGCGGGTATTACCGGTTACGCAGGAATATGATTTTGCCCCTAATTCCAATTTCGCTGAAGATGCCTTTGAGGAAGGCTTAGATAGAATAGTGGCAATTCTGCAGCAGTTTAAAGAACAGCTTATGCGTTGCGTTAAGGTTGATAAAAGCGTATCAACCGAATTAGAGCCTTTTACATTGGCGGAAATAACCGAACTTCAAGGAAATATCTCTATCCCCTCTTTTGTGATAAACGACCTTAATACAAAAGACTCTCCGGACGCAGGAGATTATTTTTGTTTAGCTGACAGCGCAGATAATTATGCCAATAAAAAGATATTGCAGTCGAAGATTATAGATATAAACAGCGAAACAGAAAAGACAAGCCTGCATGCCAACGATATTTTATTAGTGGAAGATAGTCAGGCAAGTTATATCAAGAAAAAGGTTAAAAGCGGAAATATTTTAATTGTTAATACCTTATCTGAAAAAACCGCTGTCCACGCAGACGATTTATTTCTCATTGAGGACAGCGAAGCTTCCAATGAAAAGAAAAAAGTAAAAAGTCAAAATACGATTATAATAAATACTTTAACGGAAAAGACAACACTTGTTAACGATGATTTATTTTTAATAGAGGACAGTGAGGCCTCAAACGTCAAAAAGAAAGTAAAGAAAAGTTCTTTTACAAATAGCCAACTTTTCACCTCATCCGGCACTTTTACCGCTCCTACTGGTGTTAATATCGTTTATGTAACTATGTGTGGCGGCGGAGGAGGAGGCGGCGGTGCTACTGGCGGTGGCGGAGGCGGCGGAGGTGCAGGAATAATAGATTTTCCTTATACTGTTACTCCGGGAAATAATTACACGGTTACTATCGGTGCAGGTGGAGCAGGCGGAGGCATACACGTAAATGGTAGTAATGGTGGAACTACAACTTTTGGAGAAGCGGGAAGAACGGTATCTGTTAATGGGGGTTCCGGTGGGATAGCTGATGAATATGGTGCAGGTGGAGCTGGTGGAACAGCTATTTCTGCCGCAGATGGCAATGCTTCTGGTCAAACCGGAGGAACTAACCCACACGAAGCAGGTATAGCTGGAGGAGATGGAGGAACAGGAACTGACTCAGTAGGCGGTGGTGGTGGTGGAAGTATCGGCGGATTAGGTGCAACTGCTCTTGGTAATGGTAATGAAGGAGTAGATGCAAGTGTTGGATATGGTGGCGGAGGTAGCGGTGCATCAAATCCAGGTTCCGGTGGTGACGGAGCAGATGGATTTGTATTTATTCGGTGGTAAAACAAGGAGGTTTAATATGAAAAAAGTATTTTTAGCATTACTTGGTATACTGCTTGCAACAAGTTTAGTTTTTGCAGCAGCGGATAACAAAACTATTATTTCTTCAACTACGTTAGATGATGATCCGACTTCGGTCACATCAAGCACTTTTAATATTCAGGATTACGAAAAAGTTGCTTTTTTCGTTAGCTATGACGAAACAGAGGTTGGTAATTCGGTTAGCATAGCCATAACGCTTGATGTATCCTATGACGGCTCTAATTGGATTGACGCTTCTTTTTATGACTATGGTGGCGGAACGACATTCCAGACAACCGAATCATTAACCGCTGATGGCTGGTATGTTTGCTGGTTCGAACCTGATTTAAACGTGCCATACGTGCGTATGGTGATAACGGCTACCAATACAGACAGCGATGATTTAGCGGTAGTAACAGCATATTTAGCAGGTGTAAAATAAAAAGGAGGAGAAGATGGAAAAATTATTGAACGCTTTGCAGGATGTTTTAAAATTGGTAAATCAAGCTATTGCCGAAGTAACAAAGCTTATCGCTGATTACAATACGATTACAGCAAAGCTGGCAGAAGACAAAGAAGCCTTGACCGCACATTCTCAGGAACTGGATAAAAGAGAGGCAGAGATTAAAAAAATTGAAAATGTGCAGGGCTTAAAGCAGGAGGCGGAAAGACAGTTAAAAGAGGCAAGAGATGAATTTGCCAAATTAGGCAGGGAAAGAGACGCTTTTAACGATTATGTTTCAAATAAGAACAGAGAGTTGTCTTTGGCAATCAAGAAAAACGAAGAAGAGACAAAGCAATTGCAGGCGGAATGGGAAATATTGAAAAAAGAGCAGGCTATTTTTGAAAAAGAAAAGGAAGAATACAAAGCTAATATTGCAAAAAAGCTCATAGATTTAGCTGATAAAAAATAAAAGGGATAATTATGCCTGAATTAATGGATTATACCTATAAATTCCATAAGCAGGGAGACCATCTGGTCATCTTTCATATTTACAGACAAGATTCGTCTTCGTCTTATCCGAGATATTATCAGTATATCAACGCTGACGGAAAATGGTATATAATGCGCGCTTCGAAGTCAGGCGACGTAACTACTTACGAATATTATCTGCCAAGCGACTACAGTAATATTGATACTGACTGGACAAACCGGGCAAGCAAAACTTATTCACGGTTCGATGAGGTATTCGGATGAAAAAAATATTGTTTACGATTTTACTATGCCTTAGTTTTCCAATTTGCCTATATGCCGAAGATATGGTTATTAATCCTGATACAGGCAATTTAGACATTGTCTATGACCAAGCTAAAGAGATAAATACAGATACTTCTAATTTTGACAATAGTCTATCTGCTGCTGATGATACTGTGCAAAAGGCTTTAGATACATTGGATAATTTTACCGAAGCCGATACTCTCGACTCTGTAGCAGATAGAGACTCAACTACTGACCAAGCGTTAACTACTGGCGGTATTACCTCAAATGGAAACGTAACAATAGCCGATAATTATATACTCTCTCTTGGCGGCGAGGCTACTAATGAAGTCGGAATAAAATTTATAAACGATTACCCTACTATTTACCTTGATAAAGCCTTAGGGGGCGGAGCTGGTGCTTGGGCAAGGCTTAACATTTATGCCCCGCTGGAAAAAGGTAGCGGAATTGCTGCTTTTGCCGATGTAGGGGAAGATGGCTCTGGGGGTTGGGCACCTTATTTTCAGATAGTCCCAGATTATGTTAATACTACTGTGCGATTTCAGGCGGATACTCCTATTTTATTTTTCCCCGATGACCAATCGGATTGGGCTTATCGCTGGCAGTTTACAACTAGTTCTGATATACCCGAACTTGCTTGTATGGGGGGTAATGATTGTAAAATAACTTCTAGCTCTGGAAATATAAACTTTGATGATGAGAACCTAACCACTACGGGCACGGTGACTGCCGACCATATAGTTGAAACGAGTCCTACCCTGTTAAAACTAGACCAGACCACGCCGCAGACAATTTCTAACGGAATACCCCTGCTGAATACC